GTCCGACTACCTTAACGCATTACAGGGTTAACAAACCCTAGAGGATTTTCATCCTCGTGGAATTCGTTAATGGTAACCAGTAATTCATCGGCAAGCCGCGACGAAGCCAAAATCATTACGTCTTTACGACGCGTGAAGAAGACTTCATCGCTGGCCGGCACACTCCCCTGAAAGATAAAATCTTTGATTCTACCTTCAGCGAGTGCTGTTCCATCATACGGACTATTTCGAAGTCGAAGATAAATTTCTTCAACTTCTCCATATGTCCGGGTGATAGGACACGAATGAATTAACTGAAACGGATCTTCAACCTGCTCGAATAATCCAGATCCAATCATCACAATATCCTCAGCCAATTGGCCAAGGGGTTTTGATGATGACGGATCGGTTATCCGCTCAAGATCTTTCAAGAACATCCTACTTATACTAGGAATTAGAAAACGTTGCTCCTGAAACCAGGGGAACGCTTCTATTCTAGATAAGAGATGTTCGCCTCCTACCATAAGTGCCGAATGTCGCAAGACATCCGCCACAGGTATGGTGTTGGCAATGTAAGATCTGAGAAGGAGAATTAAAGTGATCTTTGACCGGCGCTTCTCGATAAAACGAGAGTTCCAGCCAAGACACTCTAAGTATCCAAAGCAAATAGAAGAAATATCTACAGACATGTTCCAATGCTTCCGGTGGACTTCCTCGAATATAGTACCCAGGGCTAAAAGCCATGAGTTTCTATTTTCGTAAAGTCCAGCCAGGGGAAAAGGCGATATCTCAGTCCCATCATGAATCCACCTTTTGGCGAATTCAAACAGATGAGGACTTGAGTGCGACTTTTCAGCACTGAAAGGAATGTCCAACCCTTGAAGAATTTCCTTATACTTCATAGCGACTTCATCATTAGCAATAACGATGTCGTCACCTAAGAGAGTGTAAGGGCAACTCTTCCAGCGTATTCCGGCCTTATTACAAGCCACGAATACAAGGAAGTGATGCGCTAGGGAAAAGGATGACCAAGATGAGTAGGCCCCCATTGGATTGCCTCGGGCGTAGCTAATGCTGCGACCTTGGTATTCAAAAGGGTAACCTACCATTATGGTTTCCCAATCTCTAGTAAATTCTTCCCCAAACATTGAACTTATTAACATGGACTGGACCTTCAAAGGGAAACGGTCCGTAGCACTGGATAAATCCACGCTATGAAACCGAGACCCCGGAGAAGGAACCAAGCCCATTAAGTTCTTTGAATGGTCAAAGGTACTATCTTGGGGAATACGAGAGAGAAGCTTGAATTGATATTTATGCAAAGGTTGCAATGCAGCCTGAGAATAATAATCAAGGATAGCTATCTCCCTGTTCTTCCCTTCTTTATCCGGAATCACGGCGAGGCGCCTTAAAGCCGTACCTGTTTTCACAGATCGTGCAGAAAAGTACCTCACCAGATAAGGAATAAAGACAAGATAGTTAGACATAACTTCTTGAAGCCTCGACCCTCCTACCCTTCCTATTGCCTCGTAAAGAGGTCTTGGAAGAGAAAGAAGGTCTAAATAGGACGTCCACAATGCATGCCCTTTGGGGCCTGCCTTGGTGGTCAACCTAAACTTCTTGAAGTCCAGCTGTTTCGACCTTGATCCGAGAAATCTCGGGTTAAGGCCTAAGGAGCGGAGAAATGGAAGTACATATCCGATAAGACCGAAGGGATCTCCCTTATAATAGGGGCCTTCTTCGATCGTCTTAAAGGATGGTACACCATCTCCTTTCAAGAACCTGAAGGAAGATAATGTTGATAGGACTAGCCTTATACAAGGGTAGAACTTATCTCCATCTATTTTCCTCAGGAACTTAAAATCCTTAGGAAAACGAATCAGTTGTTTCCTGGAAACCAACTGTTCCAAAGAGTACTCACCAAGCACCTTTAAAAGTGACTGGCGAGAACGTTTCACATATCTAATAGCCTCGGGTTTACCCCGAGTCCTTAGAATGCGGAACATCTTTAGAAGCAGTCCCTGAGCATGTGTCAGGTAGCCGCTCCTAGTAATATAGGAGTCGAGCCAACCAACCATCCGTGTGAAG